TTTGCCGCCTCATCTTTGGCTTTTGCCCCAAACTGAGCAGACATTTGCTGCGCTTGGTCAGCAAAATTAAAGAACATCTGCGTTGACCCTTCGTTAGGATCAACGATAGGGCGGCTGGCAATTCGGGTGCGCCTAATGCTTTCAAATTCACTCATTAAGCCGTCCTCGACTGTTCATAATCCATGTAAGCACCAAGCAAAGAACGACCACCTCCGACAACGCCCTGAATAACGCCAGCGCGCCCTTTATTTGAAGCTTGAGCCATTTGCAATCCAGCAACAATGTTTCCTGTAGATTGATTTACTGCAATCGCACCAAGTTCATCTTTGAGATATTCTTCACCTTTTTCAATTTGAGCCATTTGATCTCTCGTAGGATCAATTCCTCGCGCCCCACCATTTGCGATAATCGTTCCGCGCATACGATTAAACCGCTCAAGAGCCGCAGCGCGGTCCACATTTGCTTGAATTTCAGCGCGTTGGCGTTCTACTTCAATTTGTTGTCTTTGAAGGTCAGCCGCAGCATCAGCAGACATAGCGCCAAGAATGTTTGAGCCAAAAGACAAAGCGCCCAAGCCAAGAGAAGCAGCTTGAAAGCCAGTTAAGCTTCCAAAAAAACCTCCACCGCCTCCCGCAACCATACTTGATGGAATGCCGAATTGAGTTGCAGTGCCAACAACGCCAGCCCCAAGGCCGCTAGAACTACCAGCGGCGGCGCCAGCAAGACCAAAACCACCAGTGGCAAAGCCAACCCCAATAAGAGCAGCAGCGCCAATACCAACTTTTGCCGTATTACTACTCATGCCGTCACTTCCATATACAAACCGCGCACACTCAAAGGCAAAGGAACAGTCTGAGTTATAGATACAGTTGGATCACCAGACCAACCAAGCAAAAAGAATTGATACTCACCTTCGGCTGGCGTCGGAGGATTTGAAAAATCTTGCCCTGCTTGCGTTAATACAAGCTCATTATTGGCAAGAGACATAGATTGAGTGCCATAAACACTAGCAACAACCCTAGAAATACGCTTTTTTTCCCCGGTAATATATTGCCCACCAATAACAGCATCCACAGGCATCGTTTCAAGTTCAAACGTAAAGTCTAGGCCAATCTCAATATCATCAACAGCTTCATCAGTGGTAATTTCACCACTTCCGTTGGTAGTATATTCGCCAAGATACTGAGCATTTGAGTTTGTTGTGGTTTTGACAGTACTGTTTGGCAAATGAGCAGCCGTCCAACTTGTCTTTGCAGCCCCCGTATCTTGCTTAACAGCGTCCATCGTGACATCCCAATCAAACATTTCCAGCCAATAAACTGTCGTGGAATCTATTTCACGTGAAACACAGGCAAAAAGGTTGTTTGCAGCGGTCGCCGTGCTGACAAATGAGCCATTTGTATTCCATTGAACCCAGCCAGCCACTTCTTCGTTTCGAACAGACGTAAAAACGGCCATTGTTCCATCAGAATTGACAAAAAACGCATATTGTTCTGGTCGCTTATTTGTACCCAGAAGTGTACTGGTGTCATCAACGCCAGAAATCAGATGGTTTGAAACAATAGAAACAGGGTTTGAACTATAAGCTTGCTCTGTATCATTCCATAAATACTCACGGATGACACGGCCCGTTTTTTGAAGAAACAATGTTGCGCCATCGAATTTGACCGGATTGGCTTTTTGACCTGTTCCGTATGGCGTTTGCGGAATAAAACGAATGTTATTTGGGTTGATTGCCGCCGTAACGCTTTGCGGCACATACAACTCACCACCATCGGTAAAGATTTGAATGTTTCGGGTCGCTACAAGATGCCGAATTTCAGAAACCTCATCAGAAGCAACTGTTACATCAATTGCGTCTTCATCTGTTGCATCATCAACATCAAAATTAAAAAAGGCAGAGGCTTTTGAGCCAAAAAAACCATCAGGACGAGAGGTTGTTCCAGCAAAATACAGTCTTTGATCGTGGAATGTCACACAACGAGGGTATCCACGAACATCGGAAAATGTTTGCTCTTGCCAATCATTTACCGCAGACGTTCCGCCAAGAGTCTCTCTGACAGTCGCGTCAACTAACGTGGAAGACGTAAAGCCTGTAATCTCCACTTCTTTGTAACCGCCCCCATAATCTAAACGGAAAAGAGTCCCAACATGGTCGGCAGTAAATACAGCGGAAGACGCCGTAAGAGTAATTGAGCCAGTAGTTGCGCTAGGCGTAAGAGTGATGCTGTCAGCAACAAATTTAAAATAAGGCTGACGCCGAGGAACGCCTGTTGAGCTTTCTTCAAACGCAAAATCAGACAGCGTAAAACTAGAGGCGCCCGTTCTAAGCAGCTTTTGAGGCATAAAGCTTTTATGGCAGATAATAATTGTATCAGCAGATGCCGAAATCGTTAATTCTTTAAGAATTGCTGTTGTCCAAGGTGCGCTTGTGACAGTCGTAAGCAATGCACCTGTATTGTCAAAAATACGGACTTGCGTATTTTGAAAAGCCAAAACGTATTCTTGGCCTTCTGTATAGCTGTAAGGGTGCAGAACAGATAATTCGCCAAGGTTATACTTGTAAATTGTGCCGGGGCGCCGTCTTACGCCGCCTTGAGCATAAATAGCGACATTTCGAGCTTTGCGGCCACCTTTAAAGTAGGTTTTGAGGTCCGAGCGCATCCGCATTAGCGGATCAAGCTCGCCAGCACTAAAAGAAGTTTGAAGTGACCGAAGATTGGAGTCTGGGGTTTGGGCCATTAACCCCTCCGCACATCAACAAGACGCCTTGAACGCATGTTTCTAGCCGTCTGAGAAGACGAGTCAGCCCATCTGGCTTGCTGGTATGCAGTTTGCGCTTTTGCTTCGTAATAGGCCGCTAAATCGCCCTTACGAGCTAATGAACCAGCAAAAACAGAAGCCAACTCAAATTGAACCGCTTTTACAAAATAAGGAGGCCAATTCGCCTCTTTTGCGTAATAAGCATAATCCATATAAACCGTGTCATCCACGGAGGCATTGCAATAAATCATATCTTCATAACGATCATACTCAATAGGGCTATCAAGAATCGTTACGCCGTGAATCAAAAGAACCTTGGGGTTAGTCGGGATTTGATAAGCAGCATCCCAGCGAGCAGCAGGGGCAGCAGTAAGACGAGACAAAACACTTTGCCCACTGGCAAAACGCCATCTGTGCATAGTTAAAGCCGCTTCAACAAGCGGCTCATAAAGGTTATTTGCAACTTTTGCCTCGTTTGAGTTTTCGCTGAAACTTGCAATTTCATTGCCGCCAATCATATTCATGGCGCGTGAGGCAATAGTAACGGCTACAACCGACATTCATGTACTCCTATTCGGGAGCAGGGGGAAGGTGAGCGATCAGCCTTCCCCCCAAAGAGACCCCCGTAAACGAGGGCTTCCCGTTAGTCGCCGTCAGTTTCAGCGATAGCAGTGCCATCCGAAACATCAACAGTCGCACCATCATTCGACAGAACCGAGACAAAAGAAGTTGTCGGAGTGTTCGTATCAGAAACAATGATAACGTCACGAACCGCCAGCATATTTACGGCTTCGCCCGTAAAATAACCAGCAGTGTTGACCGTAGCAATGGCGTCGGTCGTGGAATAATGCCACAACGAAAAACCATTTGCCGTGGCCAGCAAAGAAAGTCCAGAAGCTGCATAAGCCATAATCAGTTCTCCTTATGCTTCGCTGATGGAAACTTCGACGATACCATCCGCGTCAATCAGACACGAACCTTGGCTCATCTTGTTCACCACCAACCATGCTTGTTTACGGCCATCCCAGCTAACGTCTTGAGAAACGTCCTTGCCAATACCGTGACCAATAGCCGAGGTGTGATAACAAAACGTCTTGCGAATGTTTGAAGCCACATCCAGACCCGAGAACGGGAAGAACAAGAAACCGTGCCAGCGTTTAGCAGTCATGCCACCTTGGTACGGAAGACCATCAGAACTGACATAATCAGCCGAAGCAAATTCGGTAATGTCCATCAGGTCGGTCCAGCCAGCGTGAGAAACAACCCAGAAACGATTGCCATCGTCCGGCACATCGTTGTTGCCAAGAGTTTCAAAAGCCGAGTGAACCTTTGCTTTGGTCAGACCAGCCGAACCGTGTGCAATTTCAGTCGTGGTCGAGTCCATAGCAGTCGTGATGAGTTCGTCGGTTTTGCGACCAAGGGCAGCAGCACCAGCTTGTGCGGCAAGGCCGCGCTCATCAATGTTGAGTTTCAGGTTGTCAAGATCGTCAATGTACTCACCAGCATAGTAGTCAGACATCGGGCAATCGACATTCGTGTGCGTGACATTCATCAGCGGCACATCGCCGTGGCGGGATTTGGTCGAAGCCGAACCTTTACCATATTTTTGGAAACGGACGTCTTCACCCTGTACCGCAACTTTGCGGCGGATCGTGTTCCGCAGTTTGGTTCCCATGCGCTGATAAGCAACGTGAACATCGGACTCAAACTGACGGATAAAGGCGGTATCAACACTCGTTGACATAGCTATTCTCCATCAAAGGTTTTTCCAATGACGCGCCGGGTTTTGCCTTTGCCGGAACATTTGTGCGGTTAAGCCTTACGGGGCCGCGTAGTTTGGCGATAGGGGCCGCTTGTCGTCGGCATAAAAATGAAGTTTTTGACCGTTAATCTCTATTCACAAGATTAACTTGCCCTTAATTGCTTTTAGACAAGGCAAAAAAAACCCCGCCAAAGCGGGGTTAAGTGTCTCACAAAGAGTGAAGAAGTTCTGGGAGGAAACATCCAAAACTATCCTACCAGCTTTGCATATCCCTGTTCAATCTTTCTTACAAAAGCTGGATCACGGCGATTGGGGTCCCAATATCGCGGATCGTTTTGCATGGTCCGAAGCTCCTCAAGAGTAATGCCGGGATCAACGTTATGCTGCTCTGGAGAAAATCCCGGCTCTCCCGTGCGCTGCATGATTTCTTCAAGGGCCTCGACGCCTTTTGCTGTCATAGCAAATTCGTGCATTGCATTAATGGTGTCTTCGGAAAAGTTTGCTTTGGCCCACTGGCCAACGTGCATGGCGCGTTCACGCCCATAATCACCAAGCCTTGCCAATTCAGCATCAAAGTCAGGCATTTCGCCAATTTTTGCGCCAATATAAAGCTGCAAACCTTCTTGAAATTGCTCTTGGCTCATTCCCTGCTCAAAAGCAAGGTTCCGCCAATAACTCATCAATGGATCGTTTTCGTTAAACTCAAATTCCAATCCGGCTGGGAGGCTTTCTTTAAATTCGTCCGAAAGGATAGTTTCGTATTTATCGGCGGATTCTGGACGATTTGCCGTCTTTTCTGATTCCATTTCGGAAAGAACATTTTTGCGAATATCGTCAGATCGCTCACGAATCTTTTTCCCCATTTCATTATAGGAAGTGACCAAATCCTCTACTCGGACTTGCTTGCTGTCAGCATCCCAGAATTTATCTGGCACATATTCCGGCTTAGAGCCTTTGTCTTTTGCCACTTGGGATTTCGGCGCTGCTTCTGCCTCTGCGGCCAATTTTGACTGATTTTCTGCGGCTCCTTCTGCCGCACCTTCTGCTTCATCGCTCATTCGTCTGCTCCATCTTTCCGTTGTCTAACGCCCTGCTCAAAGCGTTGTGAAATAAGCGCAACAATGCTGCGCTGTCCTTCCAAGTGCCGCAAATACTCTGCTGTGCTTTCCGGCCCTGAAATTCGATTGATTGTAATAGATTTAAGGTAATCAATAACAATCTTGCCACATTCCTCTTTAAAAGTTGCAGCAAAAGCTTCGTTGATTTTGCGGTCTTGCTCTGGGGTGCGGGTAATACCGTCAGGCCCCATAATTTTTGGTTGTTTCATTAGAAACCTTGGTTTGTTTGTTGGCTTGCTTGTACCTGTTGCGTTTCTTGAATTGCTTGCTGGATTTCTTGCATCTCAGCTTTATCACGAATCAGCTTGTCAGGTACACCAATTTGCTTACCAACATAGGAGGCCGCTTCTTCCGCTTTAACGACAACATTTGTCATTTGAGGCCCAAAACCAGCATTCATCAATTGCAGCCAACGCGCCACACGCGCTACATTTTCATTGTGCTGAGCTTGCGCCAACGGAGAAACATTGACAATCTTAACTTCCCGGCCATTGACCTTGGGGATGTTGATGCGGCCCTGTTTTTTGAGAATATAAACAACCCGGCGCAAAAGCGGCGTAACCATTTCTGTATGCAAACGCCCGTATGCTGAACCGATTGTTCTAGCAAGATCAGCCATTCGCTCATGGACTTCTGTAGCAGACATTGGTGTGCCTTCGGGCGCTCCAAGCTGCTCATTGAATAGTGCCTTGCGAATGTTATGGCGCATATCATTCAGAATGAACTGCCCCATATCAAAATTGCCGGGGCTTTGTAGAGGCTCAAGGCCCCGGCTACCCATGGCACGGGGGATAATCGTGCCGGGGATAAGCTCAATAGTGTCTGGGTTGATAACGCCATCATCATCAGCTTGCCACATGCCAGTAATTGCAAGCGAGCCATTTTCGAGGCCAAGTTTTACAACTTCGTTTAAAACACGAATATCTGGCAACGCGGATAAAAGAGGACCGCGCCCGTAAGTTTCTCCAGCAGCTTTTGACCACCGGAACGAAATCATCGGCTGAGAACCGTCGCCCTTAAATGTAGACGAAATAAACTCATGCTCTGGTTCCGTGCAGAATACGCAAAAGTCGTAAACCTCCGTGGAGCGTTCTTTCCAATTACGCTTTACGCACTCAACGACACGGAATTTATGATTTTCGTCGCCCCGAGCCATCCGGCGAATTTCATCTGAGATAGATGCCTTTGGCCAAATAATTTCAATTTGCTCAAGAGTGAGGTGACGGACGCGGTATTGTGTATCCACCTTGCCAAATGGCCCAGCCGACAACACAACTTCATTTTGGGGAAGGGCCGTGAAGCGAACAGGTTGTTCTGCATCGCCTTCCTCTACAAGCATGGTCGCAGAACCTACAGCAAGGTCATAATACGCCTCATGCAATTCTTGATCTAAGTTTGAGGCTTGAAGAACTTCCCAAACATAATTTGCAACTTGGTCAAGTTGACGATCAACAGCACTTTTGTTCTCGTCTGGCACTTCGGAGCCAGCTTTAAACTCAAACCATTTAGCAAACGGCGGGGTGAGTCCGGCCTGCATTCTACTAGCAAACTCATCCACCGCCGTCACTGGGGAAGAATCATATATTTCTTCGGTTTCGCTTTGCCCCGGCGCTTGTTCGTAAAAGCCTAAACGCTGCGGAAAAGCATAATCATAGCAGTCTTGCCAAAGAGAGAGCCAATTCTCTCTCTCGGCATAGGACATTTTGAAGCCATTGATAAGCTTTTTAAGCTTCTCTGACATTGATTATCCAAGCATATCTTGTTGGAAGCCAGCCCCGGTATTATCTTCGGCCAGCAAAGAGCGGCGCCCACGCATTGAAAGCTTGCGT